CTAACCCGTTTCTATGTACATAAGTACTTGAAACATTTATCCCCTAGTGATTACAATTCCCTAGGCTTTACCCTCCCCTATAAGTTAAGACATTTAACCTCTCCTCTTATACTATCCAACTCCAACTTCCCTATTGTACTCGATCTCCCCGAGGCCGATACAATTTCCATCCCAATACGCGCTTTAGCGTATTTAAATGACAAGGTCGTGACTCTGTGCAAGAAACATGCACTAGATTACGCCCTGTCACTCACCCCTCCTCTTATAAGCTTAGCATGTAGCACTCAAGCGCTTTGCAAAGCCGTCCGGAGAATTCCTTCGTGTACAACGACCGTTGTTTTCCAAAGCGTCGGTATCGTAAGCGCCTTTGTTTCTATTGCTAATGTTTTAAAAATTAGTATACTAGACAATCTCTCGAAACTAGTTACTAAATTTACTACGATGCTCAGTCCAGACCTAGCTTCAGACGCTTCTTCTAGAGGCGCCTCTCTATTCGGATCCTCTGACATCCCAGAAGCTGCCGCACCTACCATGCTCACAACGTTACGCGTGCTTTCTGTCATTACGACTTTTACTGCATCATTCTTTGAAATTGATGTGGCGAAGCGTATGGCAGCCTTTAATACGAGCATCTCAGCCGCAAAGCACATGCAAGATTTCTTTGCTGACATGTTAATGGCAACTTTCGGAATTGATGTCACCGGTCAAGATGAGATCCGCAAAACTCTACAGGAATTTGAAGCGAAAGGTGCCACTTTCCTAGACGCCAGCTTCCATCACTTCTCCACAGAAATGTTGACAGAAGCTCGGACTTGGAAAACTGACACTGAAGCTCTCATTAGAGCCATCAAGCCTTCCACCATATGCACCATAAATTTGACAAACCAACTAGCTAAAGTCACAACTTTGATATCAAAAGTACTAGTTGCCCGACGAGAGAATAAACGACGTCCTGTACCAGCCGCTCTCTATTTCCATGGAGAAGCCGGCCGCGGAAAGACCTCGTATCTTCATAACTATTTCATCCCATCTCTCAATAAAGCCTTTGGCCTGGCGAAAGATTCGGGTGGTACCCCATTCAATTTGAATGCGGGGAAGCATTTTACCACTCTAACGAATGAACGCTGGGCCCTATTTGACGAATTTGGATCACGAGTCCAAGAGCGTTCCGATAGTGTAGACGCCACAACCCTGAATAATATTGTTTCGGGAACCACTTCAGCCCTTCCTGGAGCTGCAGTCGATGAGAAGAACCAAGTCTCGAACTTCAACGGCGTATTTCTCATCTCAAATAGACCCATTGGTGCTGTCGATGTCGGCTTCACAACAGAGGCTAAAGCAGCATTTATTTCACGTTGGGCTGAAATCCAAGTTATCGACCCCAAATGGAAGCCCTCCTCTGGACGTACACACCAATCTCACCGCGATCCAGAATTTAAACATCTCCAATTCGTGCTCACAGTAACTAATAGTCGCTACAAGAAACTAGGCATTCCACACCCCACAAACGTTAATCGGCGTATTCTTACAAGCGCAGAAGTTGTAGCTCTGGCGGTTACCGAAATTAAGTTTAACCAAGAAGCCCATCAAAAGATGCAAAAGACAGTCGACACAAATTCCACTCCGTCTGCTGGATTTGAACTATGGACTGATACCCCCGAGAGCTTCGAATTCCATAATGTATACTGGATTTCTGGAGAACCAGGTCGCGGAAAGACTACTGTCCTGATCCCAGAGCTCAAGTCAATCTACGCAAGCACTCCGTGGATAATTCAAGAAACTATGACTCCTCTCCCAGACCAAGAAAATGTAGTCTATATTCTCGACGACATTGTTGATCCAGGGACACGCCAAGGACAACGCGGTTTTATGGATTTCGCAAACACCATTAATAAGAATTCCATAGTCATTGCAGTCACGAATCACATTAACCCATATCGTAAGTGGCATATTAATTACTATACAGCCGATATTAGAGCCCTAGAAGTTTATGAACCCGGCTTTCTCCGTAGATGTGGCGCATACACCGCGCGACACTTCTTTTGGAACGGAGCCGAGCTCCAGAACTTCTACGGCTCTGGTAACATGGACACCTACCATTTCATGAAATTCATTTATAAGACTATGACGCATAATGCTCCGATCGAGATCGAACATCTCCAACCACCTGATGAACTTGACTACGATATCGATATTGATCTTGGAGCCGCATACTTAACTCCTATACAATTTATAGAGAAGATGTGTATTTCCGCTGCCGTCATACCGAAATTCTTTCCACTGATGCGATGTACGACTCAAATCCGCCAACTCTACAATGGCATGATCAAGCTGCCTCCTCCCGTTATCACCGTCAAACTCCTTGAATTTTGCCGAGAGAAGGTAGGAGCATTTACCATCCGTGTCCGATCAGCAGCTGGTGTATTTGCTTACCACGATGGCGTTTGTTATCTCTTCGAATTCGATGAATTTACCATCGAGGACGTACCAGAGATGAAAAGCGTAAGAATTATAAAACGCACTAATGACCTAGGCACTATCACTTATGAACAGTTACGCCTAATGCGGATAAGCATGGCTGAGCCCCATATGATGACTCCACCCATGATGCATATGGCCTCTTTGCGCTTACAAACTCATCCTGCGTGGGACCATGCCTGTTCATATATCCCATTCTCGTCTACGGATTTACTATATCGCCTGACAACTTCCCTTCGAAAGACCATTACGAAATGGTGGGAATCCCTAAATCAGACGACCCAACACTTGATGTTCTTCGCTTTGATTGTGATCGCACTATGGGCCCTCCTCAAATTCTTCCGGACGACCCCCACTACGTGTGATTGTAAGAAATGGCCCGGCGACGTAAGAGACCAAGACACCTGCCCCTATGATATGCCTGAAGGAAAAACGAAAGGAGCTGCCAGACGCTCCCGCTTTACCCATTTCAAAGCTTTCAAGTACAACACGAAGATCATATCTGAAGAACAAGCTCAGGATCACATGCTCCATGAAAGAATCTGGGGCACGTGCTCTGCCAATGCCCAGGCTGGTCAGCGCCAGTTCGAGGCACAGATAGGACCTACCATGCGTGTCAAAGGCCGATATGACGACGAAGAGATGAGATGGATCATAGAAGATATGGATATGCCTGAATCCACAGACCGTGTCCGTGACTCCGCTCTAGCTAAGAAACTATCCAAGAACTCGATCCAACTCTGCGCTGCTGATGGCGCCCAGATAAAGGCTACCATGCTTACCGGAGAAATCGGCATTACAGCCCGTCACTTTAATGAATACTGTCGCCCTTGGGCTATAGAACAACATACTGGCTTTACGGCTGTTCCGATTATGGAAGATCGATATAGAGAACTTCTCGTCTTCCGGGTGCAACGATCCGGGATCGATGCAATCTTACCAGGAGCATGTCATCTGAATAAACATCTCCTGAGTCTAGACCAACTTCGCACAGTAGAATGCGCCACCATTATGATAACAAGAACTAATGGGACAGATTATGTTACGCAAGCATATGAATACCAAGAACGCCCAGCTCTTCCTTTTGACAGCCAACAATTACGATCATGGCAACAAAATGTCGGGCTTGTAGCTTATGGCAATTATAAGACTGCCACGAGCGCCGGCGACTGTGGATCTCCCGTCATAGCCCACTATGGCGATTCGTTCGCTCTCATAGGGATCCACGCTGGGCGCCGAGGAGCTCTTGAGAAATTTGCTTCAGTCGTTCTATGTAAAGAACTATGGAACGAAATTGCGACGAAGAACCTGGATAAAGCTGAATGTCTCGCTATTGTAGATAAATATCCACAGATGCGAACTACACAAGGCGCAATCTACACCCCTCCAGCTATGCGAGAACTTGCCACGAAACGAACCCCCGGCTCATACGTTCCACAGGGAGCCTTAAGTCCCCTATTCCATATTCGGAATATGAAGCCGATGGACGGCAAGAATAGAAAACACCACATTGATGACTTTCCTCTTACTATCGAAGGAATGGATCGTAAAATCCCAGCTCTTCCCGCAATTCAGGTACGGCTAAACTATGAACATTTAATCCCTAATGACAAATATGGGAATAAATTCCCATTTCTGATTAGGACTCAACGACTGGAGCGGAATTTCCATCTTGCACAAGACCCCAGCCTTTCCATGATAGCTCGCCAGTTAGGAGACTTTTATTTCTTGCAATCTGGCCGATCTCCTCTATGTCCTTTATCTATCACTCAAGCCATCACTCAAGACTATCGCTCTTCTCCCCTTGACTTGGGCACGACTATAGGTGTTTTCCTACAGCGAACCCATCCAGGCGCCACTAGCAAATTCGATCTTGTTACCAATGATGGAAAATTCTTGAGCACAAAAGTAGAACAATGGACTAAGGACCAATGGACGATGGCAGCTCAGGGCAAGCGATTAAGCCTCCCATGTGACGCGAATTACAAGTCGGAGACACTGGCTATTGGAAAGGAATATCGGAAGCGCATCTACTATAATGTGCCTCTACCAACGATCTTAAATCTCAAGAGAATATTCGCTCCTCTCCATCATGCTTTCGCTTCGGACTTCGAACAAAGTCCTTATGTCTTCAACGCGGATCCAATAAGGGATTGGGATGTGATTTATCTCCATCTTTTCCGCAATAGCGGAAAATTCATCCCTCTCGACGCTAAGTCATATGATAATAGCGTAAGCGCAGAAGTCATTTTGGCAACTGAAGAGATCCTAGCTGCTTTCTATGGACTACCAAAACACGACACCGACCTTCGTGTAAGAATCAGAACCCTACTCCAAGAAGTCGCCTTTATGCCAACACTCTTTGAAAATGTGGTGGTAGAGAAACAAGGCGGCATTCCCAGTGGAATTTGGGGAACAGACCTACTCGATGACATGACTTTTGACATAATGTTAGCCCATGCGTGGATACATCTTACTCAGACATCTCTTTTCGAATACTTTACATGTTTCGTAAAGAAGATCTGTGGTGACGACGTCTTAGCGACTATAAATCCACGTTTCGCAGACCAGTATAATGGGATTACTATCCAAAAACATCTGAAATCTCATTTTAACGTCGACTTGACACCCTCGCAAAAGACCGGCGAGATGGCTGCTTATGTCTCAATTGACGAGGCGACTTTCTGCTCACGCCATTTTGTGCCCTGCCCCGATCATCCGACGTTTAAGATCCCAAAGCTGAAGACTAGTTCTCTTTCTTCAGCGTTGGAATGGACCACTGATCGCTCTATAGCAGGACGCTATGAACAATACGTGGCCGTGGGACTTGATTTAGTCCCTCACGGCTCCGAGATATATGATAGATATGCCCGCGAACTTGTTGCTTTTGCTAACAAGCATCGAATCCAACACATACCTATCACGTATCCCGCAGCTGTGGAGATGACGTGGCAACGCGTAAACACTCCACGCCCGAGACGATTTGAAACTTCTTACAGAAATCAAATATTGACAGCTCAGAATTTCGTATCTCTCAAACCCTTGAATTATACAATAACT